TCGCCCCATTTTTCGACTTTCAGGCGCCCGCCGTTCTCGCCGAAGGTGCCGTATTTATATTCCCCGTGCTCGTTCACTTTCTGGAACGGCGACAGGTCGCCGAGGCTGACTAGCGCGACCTCTTTGAAGTCGGGGACAGTGGTGCGACTGGTCCAGTCGCGGAACTGCTGCGGCGCTGCAGCGTAGGCGGCGAGCAGGGTTTTCCCGATCGAGTTCGCCAGGATCAGCGGGAAATCGCTGGTTGTGTGCATGCCGGCCGAGCGGATCGCCGAGGTCGCCGAGTTCATCGCGGCCATTGCGATTTCGCGCGGGGTCAGCCCGGTCGGGTCGCCGCCTGCAGCGCGAATGCACTCGGCGGCCATGCCGACCAGATTCATCCCGCGATAACGGCGCCACTCGGGTTTGACCTCGACCGAACCAGGGCGGACCCGGTTGCGGATCATCCCGGTCATGGCTTCGCGCATGTTGGCGTCGGGTTCGTCGTCCAGGCGAATGACGGTACCGGTCACGGTTTTCGGTTGCTGCGCATGACGCTCGGCCAGCAGTTCGAGGATCGCCTCGCCCGACTGGGTGGCGTCCAGGTTGCGGGCGATGATCGCGTCGATATCCTTCGGCTGCAGACCGACCCGTTCGCCGGTGGTGCGAATGCCGGCGACGCGGGTCCGCTCGGCTTCGACGGCGCGTTTGGTCGCTTCGGCGACTTCGGCGTCGCGTTCTTTGCGGGCTTTTTCCTCGGCCGCGCGTTTCTCTTCTTCGGTCATTTTCTCGCCCTCATCGGCCGGGGTGGTGACGACAGGCGAGGCCTGCCGGGTTGGGAATTCGGTCAGGTGCAGCTGGCCTTTGTAATCTGCGGAACGGGTGCAGGCCTGCAGGTCGCGCACGGTCGCCGCCGCGTCGAAACCGACCGGAACAAACGACACTTCGAAGGGTTGCCAATCAACCGCGCGATAGATCGGCAGGACGTTGTCGGCCGATTCGCTGATCTGGTAGCGGTTCACGAAATAGCCGACCGACAGGTTTCGGATGATCTTTGTCTGTACCTTGCGAAAAATAATGTCGCTCGCTTCGTCCTCGGCGAACCGCACGGTTGCGACGCCCTCGGCGCCGTCAACCCAGGCGCGTTCGACTACGCCGATCACGGTCGACAGGTCATAACGCTGATGCGTGTCGAGGACCGGGGCGCCGTTGTTCATGCGCGACAGGTCCATTGCCTGTTCGCTGATTTCCAGTTCCTCGAGGTATTCGCCGACCTCCCAGGACCAGCGCAGCCCGCGGCTACCGGTCGAGAACACGACGTCGACGGTACGGTTCGCCAGATCCAGCGACTCGGGGCGGATGGCGGCGCGTACCTGGAAAGCGGGCGTCTGCCGTTGCTCGGTGTTGTTCGACTTGTCAGGCATAACGGCGGGCCTCGCTGTCATTGAGGAGGGTCATTGCACAGGCGATAAAGTGGCGCGCGGCTTCCGCGTTGATCGCGTTCCCATAGGCGCGCAAGCGTCCCATTCGGGCGGGAGCCCCATCAGCCAACGGGAATGTCCCGGGTTCAACTGGCCGCCACTTGCCATCCCGGCACTTGAGCCAGTCAGCAGCAGCCCAGAAGCTGTCAGGCGCGCCGGTAGATCCGAGGAGGTCACAAGGTCGACCGTCTTGCGACTCGAATCCGTGTTCCCGGCTTCGTTGTTGCCGTTCTGCGCCGGCGTCCCCGCCATCGGCGTCGGCCAGCCGGCGAGCTCCGCCGCTGTTACCAGGGGCAGGCCGCCCTGCGCATACGGTCCCGGCCGGTGTTTCGCACTGTCGACTGTCGGCGTCGGCCAGCCCACCAGCTGGACCGCTCCCGGGAGCCGATCGGTCCCCTGACTCGGCCCCCCGTGCGGCCCATCCGCCGCGCACGGGGTCGGCCAGGTCGCCAACTGCGCGCAGACGTCGAGTCGATCGGTCGATAGCTTGCCGTTGCGGATCCGTCCCCCGAGATAGCCGCCCTTGTAGTCCGTCGTCGCCGGCGTCGGCCATCCAGTAAAGTCGATCACGGATGTGGGGAGCCCCGACGCTCGCAGCCGGAAACGGGATAGCCCCGAAGGCGTAACCCAGGGTTTCCAGGTCAGTTTGTACAAGATCGATCCAAGGCTCGACGCCCTTGTTTGAAACCTGCTCTCCAAACAGGACTGCAGGGCGGCACTCGCCGGCGATCCAATAGAGCGAGGGCCACAGGTGCCTTGGGTCCTCAAACCCAGTTCGAGCGCCTGCCGCGCTGAAAGGCTGGCAGGGACAACTGGCCGTCCAAACTGGTCGCGAATCGTCCCATCCCGCGCGGCGAAGTGCGAAGGACCAAACGCCAATTCCAGCGAACCAGTGGCATTGCTTGAACTCGCGGATTTCATCGGGGGTTACGTCCTCGATTGAGCGCGTATCGACGACGCCCTGGGCGATCAACCCGGCGTTCATCAGGTTGCGCAGCCACTCGGCGCAGAACGGATCGATTTCGTTGTAATAGGCGAAGGCGGTCATGCTTTCGCCTCCTCGGCCGTGGCGTCGTCGTCGGCCGTGGTGTCGTCGCCTGCAGGCGGGTCGTCTGCCGGCGGCGGTTCGTCGTCGGCCGGTTCGTCTGCAGAAGCTGATCCAGCGCCCACGGCGCCGACCTTGCGCGGGTCGCAGTCCAGGGTCAGGCCGAGTTTGTCGAACATCGCGTTGTCCGCGGCGATCTGCTCGGCCAGCGCTTCGGGGTCGGGGTAGCCGTTTTCGCGCGCGGTGTCCGACCAGCTGATCTGGCCGTTCCGGATCGCGTCTTTTGTCGCGGTGATTTCGTTTTTCGGGTCGAGGACCACGCGCCGCGGCACGATCCACTGCGCCGGTACCGCCTCGAAAACCATGCCGTCGGGCGCCAGCATTTGCGCTTGCATAAACCAGTTCCACACGCCCTGGCACAGACCAGGGATCAGCATGCGCGTCTGCCACACGCTGACCCGCTCATAAAACCGCAGCCAGCCCATGCGCCCGCTGGTGAAATTGACGCCCTTGAGGTCGCCGGTCAGGATTTCATAAGGCACGCCGAGGCCCGAGGCGACCGCGTGCAGCGCGAGCCAGGTGTAGGACTGATAACCGGTAAAGGTGGGGGGCGAACCGAACGTGACGCTTTCGTTCGTGCCGAGCTTCTGAATGATCCCGGGCTCGACGTGCGACAGCAGGTCGACGTGTTCGGCGCCGGTGAGGATATCGCCGGTCGGGTCGCTCGAGATGAACGCCGCGAAACAGGCCGCGACCTTCGCCTGCTCGATCGTCGCGTCGTCCATTTCGTCCAGGTTTTTCATGCGTTGAATGACCGGGGCGAGCCAGGAATAGCCCCGGACTTGACCAGGTCGTTCGGCCAAAAAGATGTGTAGGACGTCCTCGGCGGGTACCCGCTTCGACTCGCGGTAGGTGTTGTATCCCATCGCGCCGGGGTGTTCGCTGAAAAGCCAGTAGGCCGCGCGCCGGCCGATCGCGTCGAATTCCACGCCCTGGATGATCTGCCCGCCGTTCGCCAGGGCGCCGCTTTTCAGTTCGTCGAGATAGTCCGCCTCGAGGATCTGCAGCTGCATCGGCACGGCGAGGCCGTCTTTCGCTTTGCGCCAGCGCCGGCGAATCAGGACCTCGCCCGATTCGGCGATCGAGGTCATTGCCAGGTGCTGCATACCGGCGAACGTGTTCAGCCCGTCGGCGTCGCAGTCGGTGGTGTTGGCCCAGCGGTCGTACAGTTTCGCGAGCTTCTTGTTTGCGGATTTCGACTTGCCTGCAGGGCGGGGGATGATGCCGTGGCCGACGGCGTAGTCGGCGATCGCCGCGACGCCGCTGGTTGCATAGGGATTGTTTCGACGCTGATCGCGCGCCCGGTTGCGCATCCGCGCCATGGCCGGCGCGAGTTCGGCGTTCGCATCGTTGCCGGTGGCGCGCCAGGCAGCATTGCGGCGACCCACGGCCGCCGCTTCGAATGCACGTTTGACCCCGTCGGTCAGGGCTGAGTATCGGGCGATATTGAGTTGGGAGCGGGCGCGTTTCTCGGCGTGCCCTGGAAACAGCCAGTCGAGGACGCTACCCATGGCAGCCACACGACACGCCGGCTATGTGATAGCCGCCGCAGCATCCGCAGAAACTGCCCTGACCCCGGCCGCCGCCGGCGTACTGGAAACCCTTCGAGAAATCCGAAAAGGTCATGCGAGGAGTGGAATGGATCAGGCCGAGAGAACGGCCGATCATGTTGTAGACGCGGAGGAGGTCGGTCAGGCTGCGGTATTGAACGGACTTCGACTGTCCGGCCCCGCCCCAGGTGACGGTCAACACGCCCTCGGCTATCGCCGACTCGAGCGCATAGAATTGTTCTAGCGTGAATGCCACGACAAAACCTCTCGGTTTTCCGTGGCGCCCTTCCCCTGACGCCGTCCTAGACGGCGCGCGTCCTTCCCCTAACAGCGCGCAGTGCGTTGTTAGCTGTGAAGGTTAGTCTTATTTCCAGACCTTGCAAACAGGGATTTCAGCGATCCCAGTAAGTCGACCGCTTGCGCCCGGGTGCCGCCCGGTTTTCCGGCTGCCCGGTTTTCCGGGTAGATTCCGGCGGCGCTGCACTGGCGCCTGCAGGGTGGGTCGGTGGCACGACCGGCGCCGGGGCCGGGGTGGTAATGTCCAGCCCGAGCGACTGCTCGATCGCCTGCCAGTGTTCTTCGGTGAACCGGTCGGTCCCGGCCAGATACGCGACGCCGCGCGCATAGACCGTCGTGTCGAGAACTTCCACGCGCGGCCGGATCGGCTCCCACAAGGTGACGACCTTGCCTTTGACCAGCCGCTGCACGCGCCTTTCGCCGGTCAGCTGCGCGAAAAACTCCGGGTCCAGCGCCTCGGGAAAGTGCAAAAACCCTGTAGGAGCGGATTCGCCGAGCCCCGGCGGCGGCCGCTGCAGGTCGGCATAGAGTTCGTCTTTGATCAGGTTGACCCCGACCCGGTACAGCTTGACCCCGCGTTTCGACTTCTTGCCCTGGACGTCCGACGCGACGTTCGTCGCACTGGCGACCATGACCGACAGGTTCTCGCCTTTCAAACACTTGACCCGCGCCGGATCCTGCAGCGCCGCCCAGCGATACACGGTCGCCGCCTGATCGCCCGAGTCGACGCCCATCGCCTGCAGGCGCATCGTGACGCCGGCGTGGGCGTGCGGCCATTGCTCCGACAGCATCGCCTCGAGCTTGCGCCAGGGCGAGTCGGCCGACTTTTCGTCAGCGGTGTCGCCCATGAACTGCCGATGATCCACAAGCCAGCGCTCGCGGTTGCGGCCATAAGCCCAGATCGTCACGTCAAGCCAGCCGTTTTTGCCGCCGCCCGCGCCGCGCTGCACGTCGACGCCCGCATACAACAAAAGCCCACCAGGTGGGACGACGTTGCGTTCGAATTTTTCCCGCCGCTTGAACAGAACGTCGAGGTCCGGCGCCTCGCCCTGTTCGTTCCAGGTCTCGGCGAGCACGCAATTGGTGAACGTCTTGAGTTTCGCCGGCCTGCCCTGCGCGCCTTCCCACTCCTGGGCGATTTCCTCCCAGCTCTTGAAACCGACGGGGCTATACAAGGCGTTGATCCAGTAGCCGCGGCGGTGCTTGTTGCTGGGGTTCTGCGGGACCCAGCCGAAACGCTTGTCGCCGGCGAGGTTGCGCCGGTCGCCCTCCTCGAGCATCAGCGTCTTGCGGTATTCATCGATCGGCGCGTCGCACTCCTGGCAATGGTACCGGGCCGTTTCCGGCTTGCCCTTCGTCCATCGCAGGTGCTTGAACACGAACGTGATCGGCAGGTCGCAATAAGGGCAGGGGACTTTGTAGACCCGCTGGTCGCTGTCGTCGTAGAGCGCGCTGATCTTGCTCGCGCCGGTGATCGTCGGGGTCGACGCCGCGCCGATTTTCTTGCGCTTGCCGTAGGCGTTGGTTCGGTTGCGCGCCAGCTGCTCGGGGTCGCCCTGCTCGCCGATCTCGGTTTTCCATTCGTCGAGTTCGTCCATTAGCAGGTAACGGATCGACGCCGAGCGCAGGCCGGCGGTACTGCTCGCCCACTTGAACAGCCACATCCCCCCCGGAAATTCCTTTTCTTCCAGGTTGTTCCCGCCGCCGCTCCCGCGCTTTGACGGCAGTTTCGCCAGCAGCGTCGGACAGGCCTCGATCATCGGGTCGATTTTCTGTTTGACCAGGCGTTTCGCCAGGTCCTGCGACGGCTGCAGGAACAGCCCAGGGCCCGGGGCGTGGTCCATGACATAGCCGACCGCGTTCTCGAACATCGCGGTCCCGCCGATTTGCGTCGGTTTCTTGAAACAGAATTCAATCACGGGTGACGAAATTGACAGATTGTCCTGCAGCTCGCGCAGGTACGGCGTCCGGCTGGTGCGCCAGCGCCCGGGCTCGGGGCTCGACTTGCTGTCGAGGATCCGGTTCAGGTCAGCCCACTCGCTGACGGTCAGGGTCGGGTCAGGGCGCAGGCCTGCGCCAATCTGATCAGCCGCCAGCTGCGAGGCGTTGCAGAGCATCGGCGGCTTCCTCGAGCATGGCGTTGAATTCGGCCTGCAGGATCTGGTCGATCCGGTGTTCGTCGCGCTCGCTGGCGAGCAGGGCGGCCAGTCGCGGGCGCAGCTGCTGCAGCGAATCGCGGAACGTGCGGCCGACGCCGAACAGCGCCGTCGCCAGTTCGGTTTTGTCGACCAGCTGGCCGGCGCGTTGCTTGTATTCGAGTTCGGCTTTCTGCGCGGTGTAGAACTCGCGCGTCGCCCTGGCGTCCTGGTATTTGTCGACGATGCCGGCCGCGCGTAGGGCGCGATCCTCGGCGTCGTCGTCGTCCTGGGTGCGCGGCGGTGGCGGTGGTGGGGTTTTGCCTTTGCCCTTGCCGTTCATGTTGCCGGCCGAGCGAACGCCAATGATCGAGGCGACCACTTTCGCGGCGTCCTCGAGGTCGATCATGCAGGTTTTGCCCTGCTCGTTGACCGTGAAAATATGTTCAGGCAGCCGGCCCTGATGCCTCGCCCGATGTATCGCCGCGTCGCTGCAGCCCACGGCGCGAGCGACTTCCATGATGGTACTGGTCATGACGGGTTGCCTGTAGCACGTCAGTCCCCCCGCCTATAGCCTTGACCCTCGCGCACGATTGCGCAAGTTTTTCAGCCGGCAGGTGGTACCAGTGCGACAAAATCGCGGTGCAACTGCCGCAGGCGCGCGCAGGTTTCCGGGGTCCAGCCGTGCCGCTCGGCCAGTTCCTGCATTGACTCGGGATCCCAGCCTATGACAATGCCCCACGCCCAGGCGTCGCGGTGCTCGGCGCTCAAGTCGCGGGCGTTGAATGCCAGCGCGGCGGCGAGCGATTCCTTGGGGTCGGTGTGTAGTTGCATGATCATGATCAAGCCCCCAGCAGGTCCCGCTGCATCAGCAGCAGATCGGCGTCGCTTACCATCAGCATTTCCAGCCCACGCTGCGGATGTTCCCCGCGGTGCATGATGAATCGACCGACGAACGCGCCCGACGCTTGCGGGGAGTTCTCCTGCAGGTGGCCGACATACGGGCCTGTCATCTTGAAATCGTAGGCCTCGAACCAGGGCACCAGGTGCGCCGGTACCACGGCGCCGATATCGGCGTGATCCTGTATCGTCGACAGCAGCAGCGTCCCCCCGGCGCCGTTCCCTCGATCAGCCGTCTCGACGAACAGATGCTGCAGCAGAACCGGCCTCGTTTTCCCCTCCGGCCGGTGCACGACCGCATAAC